GTGACGTACTTAAAGCTCAAAGCGATACCGCTTCATCTTTAGATATTGTTACATCATTTATCGACGAAATAAGTACGTAGGAGTAATTATGACGGCAATAGTAAATGGAATCCAATACATCGGAGGTGGAACAGCCCCTGATGAATTTATAAAAAATCAAGCAGGTACAATGGATGGTACTCAAACTGTTGAGAACGGAGTTCTTGCAGGACCTATTACAGTACCTGGTACAATAACAGTAACAGGAACTTTAGTAATAGTATAATGTCAAAAATAGAAGTAGATGCAGTAACACAACAATCAGGATCAACTTTAACAGTTGGTGGTGGAGCTAGTAAAACTTTAGTAGCTGATGCAACTACTGTAACTTTAGGTAGATGTGGTGGAACTGTGGCTTTAGCTAGTGGTGCTACTCAATCAGGTTTTGGTAGATCAGGTTCTGTTAATTGGCAAACAACACCAAAGACTGCAACATTTACGGCAGCAGATGGTGAAGGTTATTTTATAAATTCGGGAAGTGCAATTACAATGAACTTACCAGCAGGATCTGCTGGAGCCATTGTTGCAGTATCAGATTATGCAAGAAACTTTGCAACATATAATCTTACAATTTCAGCTAATGGTTCTGAAAAAATTGGTGGAGTAACAGATGATGCACTATTAAATGTAGATGGTCAAGCAGCAACATTTGTTTATGTAGATTCAACAAAAGGTTGGATCAATGTGCAAAATGCAGAGGATACAGAAACAGGTGAAAATCCAAGTTTTTATGCAGCAACAGGTGGAACAATAACAACTGTTTGTACAAATTTTAAAGTCCACACATTTACAAGTCCTGGAACTTTTTGTGTTACATCTTTAGGAAATAATTTAGGAGGTGGTGCTACAGTTGCTTATATGGTAGTTGCAGGAGCCGGAGGTGGCGGTGGTGCAGGCGGTGGTGGTGGAGCAGGAGGTTTTAGAGAAGGTAAATGTTCTGTTCATAGTTATACAGCCAGTCCATTAGCAACAACAGGTTTGCAAATTACATCTACAGGAGCGATTCCAATTCAAGTCGGTGGTGGTGGTGCAGGAGGAACAAGTAATGGCACTGGTGGAATAGGAAACAATTCAGTTTTTAGTACAATAACAAGTGCTGGAGGTGGTGCTGGTAAAGGTCATAATGTAACCCCTGCACCAGCTAATATTAATGGTGGATCAGGTGGTGGTGGAGGTTCATCAGGTCCTTCAGGAATTTTAACAGGAGGAAGTGGTAACACTCCTCCAGTAAGTCCATCTCAAGGAAATGATGGAGGCACTGGTGTCCACCCAGCAAGTCCAAATCCAGTAGGAGGTGCTGGAGGAGGTGCAGGCGCTGCTTTTTCGCCTATTGTTGATCAAAATGGTGGAACAGGAGCAACAACTTCAATCAATGGAACTCCAACTGCTAGAGCAGGAGGTGGAGGTGCAGGACCAAATGGAAATGCAGGACCAGGTGGTGGAGGAAGTGGAGGAACTCCAGGTGGAGGTCCAACTGGAACAGCTCCAGCAGGAACTATAAATACTGGAGGTGGTGGAGGAGGTGGAGCACCTTTTTCAGGAGCTACAGTTGGTGGTGCTGGTGGTTCAGGTATAGTAATAATAAGGTATAAATTTCAATAATTATGACAAGTACAATTAAAGTAAACAACATACAAAACCAATGCGGTGCAAACATCATTAACGAGAATAGTAATACTATTACTATTGGCGCTAGTGGTGATACAATTGCTTTAGCATCAGGTGCATCTCAATCAGGTTTTGGTAGATCAGGATCTGTTAATTGGCAGACAGGTAGTATTAAGACATCCACATTTACAGCAGCAAATGGAGAGGGTTATTTTTGTAATACATCAGGTGGAGCATTTACAGTAAACTTACCTGTTGGATCTGCTGGTGCAATAGTTTCAGTTTCAGATTACACAAGAACTTTTCAAACAAACAATTTAACAGTAGCTCCAAATGGTTCAGAAAAAATTGGTGGAATAGCAGCAGACGCTATATTAGTTACTGAAGGACAAACAGCAACTTTTGTATATGTTGATGCTACTGAAGGTTGGATAAACACTCAAGAAACATCTAATTCTTTAACAGGAAAAACTTTTGTAACAGCAACAGGTGGAACTATTGCTACTGTTTGTACAAATTTTAAAGTTCATACTTTTACAGGTCCAGGAACTTTTTGTGTTTCACAAATAGCAAGCTGCAGTGAAGATAATGTGGTTTCATACACAGTAGTAGCTGGTGGCGGTGGTGGTATGGGTGGAGGAGCTGGAGCTGGTGGTTTTAGAGAAGTTAATTCTCCTTCTGCACCTTTTACAGCAAGTCCTTTAAATGGATATTGTACTCCAGGAAATAGAGTTACAATTACAGCATCAGCTTTTCCAATAACAGTTGGAGCTGGCGGTGCTGGTGCAGGAACAGGTGGTGATCCACCATCTGGTAGTGCAGGCACAAATTCAGTTTTTTCAACAATAACATCAACACGTGGAGGAAGAGGCGGACGTTGGGGTAATACTGGTTTTCCTAATTCTGACGTTAATGGTGGATCAGGTGGTGGTGGAGGTCAAAGAGATCCAAGTGGTGGTGGTGTGGGAACTGGTAATACACCACCAGTATCTCCTGCACAAGGAACTAATGGAGGATCTTCTCCTGCAGACGGCAGTGAGTGTGGAGCTGCAGGCGGCGGGGGTGGTGCTACAGCAGCTGGAACTAATGGTACGCCTGGACAAGCAGGAGCTGGTGGAGTAGGAGCAACAAATACAATTACAGGATCACCCGTAGCAAGAGCTGGTGGTGGTGGAGGTGGTGGAAGAATTCCAGGAGCAAGTTCAGGTGCCGGAAGTCCTTGTGGTACAGGTGGTGCAGGAGCAAGAAGTTGTTCTCCTGCAGGAAGTAACGGAACTACTAACACTGGCGGTGGTGGCGGTGGTGGAGGATATCAATCTTGTTATGGAGTTGGTGGAAATGGTGGTTCAGGTGTGGTAATAATAAGATATAGGTTTCAATAGGTAAATTATGAGTGAAATAAAAGTAAATAAAATTAGTCCAAGAGCAGCGTGTGGTACAACTACATTAGGGGATAGTGGAGATACATTCACAATTCCTGCTGGTGTATCTATAACTAACAATGGTACTGCATCAGGTTTTGGTGCAACAGGTGCTGTGTCTTGGAACACAACAGTTAAAACAGGAGATTTTACAGCAGTCGCTGGAGAAGGATATTTTGTAAATACAACTAGTGGTGCAATTAATGTGACACTTCCTGCAGGAACTGCAGGAGCAGTTGTTGGAATTAAAGATTATGCAGGAACTTTTGATACAAATGCAGTAACGTTAATTCAAAACGGTTCAGATAAAATTGGTGGTTCAACTAATAATAGCATTGTATCTGAAGAAGGTATTGCAGTTACTTTAGTTTTTGTAGATTCAACACAAGGATGGTTAGTAACAGATTCAGGCTTACAATCAGAAGCACCAGGACCAACTTATATTTCAGCATCAGGTGGAACAGAATCAACTTCTGGTAATTTTAAAATTCATAAATTTACAGGACCAGGAACTTTTACTGTTAGCTCTTTAGGTAATGCTGCAGGTGGTTCAGATAAAGTAGATTATTTAGTAGTAGCAGGTGGTGGAGAAGGTGGATCAAATGGTGGTGGTGGTGGAGGTGGAGGATTTAGAGAATCTTATACTGCATCAGTATCTGGTCCATACACTGCAAGTCCTTTAGCAAACCCAACTCCTTTAACAGTTACAGCAACAGCTTTTCCAATTACAGTCGGTGGTGGAGGAAGCGGTCCTCCAGGATGTGCTTCTGGCAGAACTGGTTCTAATTCAGTTTTTTCATCAATAACTTCTGCTGGAGGTGGGGGTGGCGGAGATGCAGATGGAGGTTCACCAGTTGGTCAAAGAACAGGAGCATCAGGTGGATCAGGTGGAGGTGGATCTGCTCCATTCCCACCGCCAGGACCAGCTAGTGGTGGTGCAGGAAACACACCTCCTGTAAGTCCACCTCAAGGTAATGCAGGTGGTGGTGGATATCATCAAGGTTGTGTGTATCAAGCTGGTGGTGGAGGTGGCGGTGCAACTACTGTTGGTGCTACAGGTGGAAATAGTGCAAGTCCAGCACCCGCAGGAAATGGTGGAAATGGTGCAACAACTTCAATTTCAGGAACTCCAACTGGTTATGCTGGAGGAGGAAATGCAGGTGGATGCACTCCTTTACGAAATCCTTCACCTGTAGGTTTTGGTGGTGGTGGATATAATGAGGTTGGGGTTATTAATACTGGTGGTGGTGGAGGTGGAAACAGTAATACTGGAGGCTCTGGAATAGTTATAATAAGATACAGATTTCAGTAGTTGAATGATAATTAAAATTAATATATAAGGAGAAACATTATGGCACATTTTGCAAAAATAGGAGCTAACAGTAAAGTTATTCAAGTATTAACACTTGATAACAAAGATATGTTAAATGCTGATGGTGTTGAAGATGAATCAGTAGGTCAACAATATTTAGAAACACATAATAATTGGCCTGCACAAATGTGGATTCAAACTTCATATAATACATCTCGTGGTCAACATAATAATGGTGGTACACCATTAAGAGGAAATTACGCAGGTATAGGAATGACTTGGGACGAAGATGATCAAATTTTTTGGCCTAAAAAACCTTATGCATCTTGGGTAAAACACAATGAATCAGCTTCTTGGAAATCACCGATTGGTGATGCTCCAGCATTGACAGCTGAACAAACTTCACAAAATGAAGCTGGCACACATTCTTGGGGATACTCTTGGAATGAAGCTGGACAGACTTGGGACTTGACAGACGACAAAGCATAAATTAAAAATGGTGGTGGTATGCAAAAGAAAGTATTAAGCGAACAAACTCTATATTACGGTGATGTGACTATGCCCAAAGATTGGGACATTGACCGAGATAAATTATCAGGCGATATATTACAATCACAAATTCAAAACAAAGATTTTCCATTCTCAAGAACTTGGGATATGTTGAATACATATATGCGAGATCACATTAATCTCGAATATGGTTTTAATTTAATTAACAAAGAAACGTGGGGAAATATCTATAAACCTAGTGAGACTACAATTCCATTACTAAATATAGATCCAGTAGATTTACGTAACTCTCCAGACTTTACATTATTATATGGTGTAAAAATTAAAGATTGTAATGTTAGAATACATTTTGAAGATAACAGACGTAAAGGTAGAAGTTGGGATATACCTTTAGCAAATAATAAATTTATTATGTTTCCATCTACAAATATGTATTACTTAACTAATAACCAAAAAGATAGTTTGAATTTTGTACAAACTATAACCTATGAATATATCTAACTATTATTGGTATTTTAGTGGTGTGCTAACACCCAAGTTTTGTGATGATGTCATAGCATATGCTAACAAACAAAAAGAAGTTATGGCTAGAATTGGTGGCTATGGTGATAGAAAATTAAAAAAAGAAGAAGTAAAAGATTTAAAAAGAAAAAGAAACTCTGATTTAGTATGGTTAAATGATACTTGGATATATAAAGAATTGCATCCGTATGTGCATAGAGCAAATAAAATGGCTGGTTGGAATTTTGATTGGGAAAGATCTGAATCGTGTCAGTTTACAAAATATAAACACAACCAATATTATGATTGGCATTGTGATAGTTGGCATAAACCTTATGATAAACCCAACACACCAGAACACGGTAGAATTAGAAAACTATCTATGACTTGTCAGTTAACAGATGGTTCAGAATATAAAGGTGGTGAATTAGAATTTGATTTTAGAAACTATGATCCACATATGAGAGACGAATCAAAACACAGAGTACAATGTAAAGAAATATTACCAAAAGGTTCTATTATTGTATTTCCTAGTTTTGTGTGGCATAGAGTTAAACCAGTAACCGCCGGCACAAGATATAGTCTTGTTGTTTGGCATTTAGGAAGGCCTTTTAAATAATGTATATAAGTAATTACTTTAACACGACCATTTGGTCAGAACAAAAACCAGAGTTTGTAAAATCTTTAAACAAAGCTTCTAACAAATATATTAAAGAAGCAAGAAATAGAAACAAAGCACATATCAAAAAACACGGTGACTTTGGATTGTCTCATCACTCAACACCATTAACAATTGATAATGATTTTTTAGATTTTAGAAACTACATTGGTCAAAAGTCTTGGGAGTATTTAGATCATCAAGGTTATGATATGTCACAATACACAACTATGTTTAGTGAGATGTGGGTACAAGAGTTTGCTAAAAAAGGTGGTGGTCATCATTCAGCACACATACATTGGAATCAACACGTATCAGGTTTTTATTTTTTAAAATGCAGTGATAAAACATCATACCCTATCTTTCACGAACCGAAGACCGGTGCACGTGCTACAAAATTAAAAATGAAACCAGACATAAAAGGTGTTTGGGGTGGTAGTGAACTTATACATTTTAAACCTGAACCAGGAACACTAATTATTTTTCCAGGATACTTGGAACACGAATATGCAGTAGACTTTGGTATAGAACCTTTTAGATTTATACATTGGAATATACAAGCGGTGCCAAAAGAAATGGCAAAAGATGTTTAAAAAGAAAAAGTATACAGTTATCCGTCAAGCAATATCAAAAGACCTAGCAGCTTTTGTTGCAAATTATTTTTGTATGCAAAAACAAGTTTATGATACCTGTAGAGCACAAAAATATATTTCACCTTTTGAAAAGATTATAGGTCACTATGAAGGACAAGATGAACAAATTCCACATACTTATAGTCAGTATTCTAATATAGCTATGGAAACTTTAATGTTAAAATGCCAACCTAAAATGGAAGAAGTTACGGGTCTTAAATTATATCCTGCATATACTTATGCAAGAATTTATAAAAAAGGTGATGAACTCAAAAGACACAAAGATAGATTTAGTTGTGAGATATCTACTACTATGAATCTTGCCGGTGATGATTGGCCTATATATTTAGAACCTTCTGGAGAAGTAGGTAAAAAAGGAATTAAGGTAGATCTTAAACAAGGGGATATGTTAGTCTATTCTGGCTGTGAGCTAGAGCATTGGCGAAATAAATTCAAAGGTAAAGAATGCGTACAAGTATTTCTGCATTATAACAATCGTAAGACCC